CATAGTTATCAATGGTTCAGATGAAGGTCGTTTGATCGATACACTCAGAACAAAAATCAAGAACTTTGCATCTACAGTATCACTATCTGGTGGTCCTAAAGTTGTAATTCTAGATGAAGCAGATTATATTAATGCTGACTCAGTACAACCTGCATTGAGAAACTTTATAGAAGAGTTTTCTTCAAACTGTAGATTTATTTTTACTTGTAATTATAAGAATAGAATTATACCAGCACTTCACTCTAGATGTACTGTTATAGATTTTAACATCACACCAGATGAGAAACAAAGACTTGCATCTGTATTTTTAGCAAGACTCATGTTGATATGTGATGAAGAAAATATCAAGTATGATCAAAAAGTTTTAGTTGAACTTATCTTAAAATTCTTCCCAGACTTCAGAAGATGTTTGAATGAAGTACAAAGATATGGTGCTAGTGGTGTGATTGATAGTGGACTTTTAGCAACATTGTCCGAAGAAAAACTTACACCATTAATTAATATGATTGCAGACAAAGATTGGAAAGGTATGAGAAAGTGGGTTGGTCAAAACTCAGATCAAGATTTCAATACCCTTTTCAGAAAGGTATTCAATGCACTTGAGCAAAGATTAGAATCATCTTCTATTCCTGCAAGTGTTTTGATCATAGCAGATTATCAATATAAATCTGCTTTTGCTATGGATTCTGAAATCAACTTTGTTGCTTGTTTAACTGAAATAATGTCGGAGTGTAAATTCAAATGACGGAATATAATGATAAAGTAGAACTACAAAGACAAATTCTTCTCGCAGAAGAACATGTCGATACAGTTATTAATATACATGCACATAGTATGACTTCTATGTGGTACGAAACAGAAGAAACTATAAAAGATGCAGTCAAAGGTGTAATAGATACACAATACATGGACGGCAGAATTGAAAGAAAAGTTTCATCAACAGGCAAGAGATATACTATAGTAGAAGGAAGAACAGGTGCAGACCTTGTTCAAGAAGTTACTAGAAATCTTGCAGACTCAGGCAGATCACTTGTCTAAAAGAAATCCATTCGACTTTGTTAAAAACGTCAGTTATGACAAGGTCGATATTATGGTTGATGAGTTCGAAGAGAAGTCTTATCAACCATTTTTAACCAATAGGGCATTGTCCTACCACCAAGATGCAATTCACTTCATTAACGAAATGAACTGCAATCACCAGTTGGATAATCGTCTTCAGTATTCATTTTTAATAAATACTCTTAGAAAAAGAAGGCGATTTTCAAAATGGCAAAAACCTTACGAAAGTAAGAAATTAGATACGATCAAATCATTTTACGGCGTATCAACTCAAAGAGCAAAAGAGTATCTAGAGTTATTAAATGATAAACAATACCGTGAATTGATAGAAAGTATGAATTTTGGTGGCACAAACAATGGACGAACAGATACTAGTAGATAATCTAGTCGAAATAAAATTTCAAGAAAAAGACGATTTTTTAAAGATAAGAGAAACTCTTACTCGTATTGGCGTTGCCTCTAGAAAAGATCAAGAACTTTTTCAATCATGTCATATATTGCACAAAAAAGGTAAATACTATATTGTGCATTTCAAAGAACTATTCCAATTAGATGGCAAAACTGCTAACATAGACGAGTCAGCTATTGGACGTAGGAACTCTATTGTCGATCTATTAAGACAATGGAATTTAGTCGAAGTTGTCAATCCGAGTCAGATTATTGAACCTCGAGCACCTCTATCTCAAATCAAAATAGTATCATTTAAAGATAAAGGAAACTGGAAATTGACTACAAAATACTCAATCGGCAACTCAAACAACTAAATAAAAGTCAGGAGGAGCAATTATGTTTCAAGGAATAATAGATTTTGTTATGGGGATTTGGAATCTTCTTATGATCGTTCCAATCATCATATCTATTTGTTCAGTTATCGTATCTTTAACACCGACCCCAAAGGACGATAAATTATGGGCAAAAGTGTACAAATGGTTAGAAGTCCTTGCTTTAGCAATAGGTAAAGCAAAAGACAAAAACCCTCTTTTAGATAAGTAACTTTTGTGATATACTAGTCGTACTAATATTCGAATAGGAGTAAATTATGGAATATTTTATTGGAGTGATTGTATTAGCAGTAATTGCCTATGCAGTCTATAATAGAAGTAGTGGAAATGATACAGTTACATCAACTGTTTCAACACCTGCACCAGCACCTGCTCCAGTGGCAGATGCCAATAACAATGGTATAGTTTCTAAAGCAGAACTTAAGAAACTTACTAAAGTGCAGTTAGTCGAATTTGCTGATAAAAAAGGACTTAAGATCAAAAGATCAGGTACTAAAGCATCAGTTATTAACGATATACACTCACAATTGTAAAATCTAAAACTTAGACAATTGGAAGGGACTCGAAAGAGTCCCTTTTTTGTGTGAATAGTAAATAAAAAACATAAATAATCACGTATGGAAGATTTGTTATTATTAATTAATGAAGTGGGAATACCAATTGCTGGATCAATTGTAATGGCATTTTTTATCTTTCTTACACTTCGTTACATCTTAGAAGGTGTAGCAGATGACGTGAAAACATTAACTGGTATGGTATCGATGTTAGAAGACAGGGCCAGGGTGATGAATAATGAAATTATTAAGATTGATTTACTAATATCTCAAGCATTAGAATTGCAACCTGATTTAGATAGAGTTGCAAGAAGTGAAAACTTCATGGAAGATGGAAGTATTGATGCTAGGAGAGATTAATGGTCGAAGAGATAGTTAAGTTAGTAGACGATTTTGGATTTCCTGTTGTTATGTCTATAGGTATGGGGTACTTCATATATTTCATTTGGAAATATGTTACTGAAGAATTAGAACCCAAGATTGATAAGCAAAGAACTACACTTATCAAATTGATCGATCAAATGAGAATGTTAGATCAAGATCAAATACGTCTTCAGCAAAAGTTGAATACGATATTAGAAATAAGAAGGAATCAAAAGAATCGTGAAAAAGAAAATAATAAGTCTTAGTATACTCATGAGTTTGCCAATAATGGCAGATGAAATCAAATTCGGATTTAAAAATCCGTCTTTTAGTGGTATTGGTACAGGTGCACATTATCTGACCATAGAAAACCAAGAATTTTCAAGAAAAAAACAAATCGAAGATGCACTCGAATCAGCAAGAAAGGCCGCTGAAAGAGAAGCAGAAAACACGACCTTAGCAAAATTTATTAGGAACCTAGAGAGCAGAATCTATGCTCAGTTTGCCAAACAGTTAGTTGAATCTATGTTTGCAAATGACACACCAGCAGGTTTTGGATCATTCATATTAGAAGGAAACACAATTACATGGGAAGTTATAACAGATGAATCTGGTGCAGAGTTTATTAGATTGACTGTTATATCAGAAGACGGTACAGAAACAGTAATCGAAATCCCAGTCGGTACAGGAAACTTTGGACAAGATCCTGATACTGGTGGCGGTTCTGACGGAGGCGATTAATGTTAAGAGCAGTTCTATTAGCAATAACAATTGCTCTTTCGGGTTGTGCATCAATGCCACAGTGGTCAGATGATCCACAAGATTGCGAAAGATGGAATGAAGGATTCAGTAAAGATTTATACTCAGGTGTAAAGAAACAATTATCTAGAAAATATATTTGCGTAGAAGAACCAGAAGTTGTAAGATTACCAAGTTACATAGAATTACTCAACTTACCACCTGCAAAAGAAAGACCTGTAGTTGCAGTATATAACTTTCTAGACAAGACGGGACAAAGAAAATCAGTCGATAATATCGCATCTTTCTCTACAGCAGTAACACAGGGTGGTGTAGAAATGGTAATTGATGCTCTAAAAACAGCAGGTGGTGGCACTTGGTTTAGAGTAGTAGAAAGAAATGGGATAGATGCTCTAGTTAGAGAGAGACAAATTATAAGATCAGCACGTCAAGACTATGCTCGTTCTACGGGCGAAGAAGTCGAAGATGTACAACCACTTTTATTTGCTGGCATATTAATTGAAGGTGGTGTAATTGGTTATGATACAAATCTTATGACAGGTGGACGGGGCGCACGTACACTTGGCATAGGATATACGAAACAGTACAGGCAAGATGCAGTTACAGTTTCAATGAGAGCAGTTAGTGTTCTCACAGGTGAAGTTTTGTTAAATGTCCAAACTCGTAAAACGATTTTGAGTTACGGAGAAGGTGGAGATATTTTTAGATTCATCGAGCAAGGAACTCAATTAGTCGAATACGAAGATGGAGTTGGTAATAATGAGTCGGTGACTTATGCTACGAGAACTGCCATTGAAGCGGCAGTTCTGGAATTAATTTACCAGGGACACGATAGAGGTTTCTGGGTTATAGAAGAGGTAAACGAAAATGAATAAAATACTTAGTTTAGTATTATTAATGTCGACAACATTTGTTTTCGCACAGGCCACTGATGATAACGAAGTAAAAATTACCCAAGTTGGGGACACTTTAAAACTTTACATTGATCAGGTAGGATTTGGTAACAAAATAGGTGGAAGTGATGGTTCAGACGGATCATTATCATCTATGACACTTACTGGTTCAACATTAGATTTTAATATCGATATGATCGGTAATCAAAACTTATTGTATGGACCTTTCATAGCAGATAGTTATGATCTAATCTTAAATGTAACAGGCGACTCAAACGAGTTCGACTGGAATGTAGGTTCAAGTGGTTCATCTGACTCAGGTGATATGAACTTTGTCATTACTGGTGATTCAAACACCTTTGATATTGATCAAGGTGCCACAGCATCAGCAGAATTCCTAAATGCAGATTTAGTATTGCAATCAGGTTCTTCAAGTAATGTCTTTGACATAGATTGGGAATCAGACAATATTGTTTGGAACTTAGATATAGATGGTTCATCAAACAATATCAATACATTGCAGAATGATGGTGAACAAAGTCTAACTTTAACATTAGACGGTTCAAGTGCTGACGTGGATATCAATCAGTTATCAGGTACATGTGCGGCAGGTGCATCAAATGCCTGCTCATCGCCAAATGCGATTATAAACCTAGATGTCGATAGTGAAAATGCAATCATTCAGATTAATCAAAAAGATTCATCTAACGATTCTTAGTACTTTGTTAATCAGTGGGATTAGTTTTGCTAATCCCATTGGTGATATTGTAGAACAATCTGGTAATGGTTACATTACTAGAGATAACGAACAACTAGACAATCCTGTAGGGACAGAGATTGTTCTCAAAGACGAAGCACAAACAGTCAATGGAAGAATGAAGATTGTCTTTTTAGACAATGAAGTTCTAGACATGACTGAACATACATACGCCTACATCGATGAGGCGTATTACGATCCAGATCCAAATCTATCTAAAATGTCCATTCAAATGGTACAAGGAACTGCAAGGTTCACATCAGGTCTGGGTAACAGAATAAACAAAGCAAATGTAAACGTATCTACACCAACTGCTCAAATATCAATAAAGGGAACAGACTTTACAACGACCGTAGATGAAATCGGAAGATCATTAGTGATTTTACTCCCAGACGAAGAAACAGGTGAAAC